TGAGCCACGCCTTGACGAAATACTGCGGTCCGAACACGACGACTTCGTTTACGCCCTCAACCCGGCTGCTGCGGGGAGTAATGTTGCTGTAAACGCACTCAGTGTTATCGGGATACTGGAATACGTGTCCAGCCTTGTAGAAATCTTTGCGGAGAACAGAGATAGGTCTGAACATTGGTTATCCTTCGAAATGTAAATAGCCGCCGTCACGCATGTCGTTAACGTAGGTCACTGTCCAGCCAGCGCTTTGGTAGGCTGTAATGAGCAGGTCTTTGATGCGGTGGTCATGTAGCGCGAAATTCCTATGACCAGTGCTGAGCATTTCGTCTATTTTTTCAACTGCCGCATCAAACGCCGGTTGCGCTCTTTTCTGCTCTCTTTCTTTTGCTTGGCTTGGACTGATCATGCTTTGCCTCGCGGTTTAGGCTGAGTGCACCCACAGCAACACATTACAACGTTTTTGCCACCGTAGATGCACTCAGTCTTTGTCATACTGTTTTTCTTTGTTCTATTGTTTCGTCTTTACTAACGCTTATGCGCTCAGCTTGTCGATGACTTGCTTGCCGACTTCCGTATTCGCCATGCCTTCCAGCATAGCACCGAACGCCGCGCCGCCCTTGGGTGTGAGGAGATCCGAGACAGATTCAATACCGGACTTCACGCTGCCGGTATTCGCAATGATCTTGAAGTCAGCATTGGCAAGCGCACTTGCGTTAGCAATGCCGATCTTCTCGTAAGCTTCCACCTGACGAACGCTGACGAGATACGCCTGATAGCCTTGGCTGGTAGCGATCTTGTCTGCGAGCAGGATCTGTGCGTTGACGGGAGCCATGAGCAGTGCCTGTTCCGCAGCACCCTTGGCTCGGCCTTCTGCTTCGATGCCCTGTGAATTGAGCACCATAGCCTCACGGCGACCGTCAGCGACAAGGACGGTCTGTTGCTTGTCACCTTCCGCCGTTGTGATCTGCGCGTCACGGGCAGCTTCTGCGTTGATGATGCGGGTCTGGCGTTCCTGATCCGCAGTGACCAGCGCAATCTCACGCTTGATCTCTGCACCACGAACCTGCTCGACCTGAATGATGGCCATGTCACGTTCCTTGGTGATCTTGGCCTGTGCTCGCACTTCCTGTGCAGCCTGCTCACGAGCAATGCCGACTTCACGTTCCTGCTGTGCGGCACGCTGTCCAACAGCCTGTAGCTGTTCCTGTTTGCGGAGTTCCACTTGCTGCGCTGCGTCCACTTCAGCAATAGCCGCCTTGCGCTTGTTCTCCGCCACGACGGTACGTGACTCGGTTTCGATCAGACTGGACTTCTTCGCCATGATGTCAGCGATGATCTTGGAGCCCTTCGCATCACGAATGTCCATCAGCTCCAGCGACTTCACTGTCTGGACGCCCCATGCCCGCAGACCTTCGTCTACTTCAGCGGTGAATGCATCACCGAACGTGGCACGGTCGCCCATGATATCGTTGATATCGTGCTTCGCAAGAATACTACGTGCAGCACCTTGCATGATCACTTCCAATTGCTCTTCCATCTCTTCGAAGCTACTGGCACGAGCCGCAGCAAGGTTCGTATCGGTGATCACGAAGAACCCCACCACATCCAGTTCGAACGGTGCACGATCTCTGTCATATGCCTCGTAACTTTCCAGCGCGATGCTGAAGTTGTTCACGGGCAGTACAATACGGGTAACACCGAAGATCGGGACGAACGACGGAATGTTGTAGTAGGTGTTGCCTGACGACTGATTGGCTCCGTATGACGTGGTTTTCTTGGAACTCTGCACGATGTGAACGAGATTGGTTGGGACGACGACACGCCATGCAAACGCTAGAATGACAGCGAAAGCAATGGCAGCGGCGACAACACCAACACCTAGCAGTGTGGTAAATTCCATTCGTTTCTGTGCTCCTGTTTGTTGTTTAGTGGTGAATGAGTCTAGGACATGCGGGATTCGAACCCGCGCAATTACCCCGCACTCTGAGAGATGGACAGCAGGGGTCCTACCGTTAGATGAGTTGCCCCAGACTCACTCGTGAGGAAACACAGCACACACCAACCGTACGGCTTAAGAGCAGCCCAAGGGCAAATTGCCGAGGACTACCTTTGCAACATTAAGTCACATTCTGCGGTCGTGTCAGATGTGTGCTGTGTTCTGAATTCCCAACGTTGTCGCTCACAACCTCCCGTTGCGCTGTGCGTTTGGTGTAAAGGTGTAGCATGGTGTTGGGACTTTTGCGCCGTTTTTCAGCGCAAACCGGGTGGGCGAGGCCGGTGAGTTCATAGAAAGTAGCGAGGGGTATTAGCCATTACACGCCAACAATCTCCCCCACACGGTCCCCCGCCCAACGTCGTTACTGCTTACTGTCGTCTGTCAACCGTTGATAACTCGTAAGCAGGTTTCTGGCACGAGCAATAGCGCGAGCCAGATGATCGTTGTGTCCGTCACGCAACTTCAACTGCGCTTCGGACAGAAGTTCGTCTAATGTTTTCTGTTCGGCCACGTCTTACACCGTAAGGAAATTTACTTACTGTTTAAGGGTCTGCAACAGAGGCAGGACTTGACGCTCCAGTTCCTCACCGTAGAGAATCGCGTAGTTGACTTCGGGACGGTGGCGATACTTGTCCATTTCCAAACGCTTGGTCTGTGCTTGGTACTGGCGAAGTAGCCCTTCCAAGAAACCGGAGAGGTATTCCTTTACCTCACCCGGAATGTTTTTCTCGTCGTAGTCCATCTAGTCCTCACTGGTAATCTGTTTCCGGTGCTTCACCTTCCGTAACAGCGTCTTCGTCCTCACCCGAAAACTCTGACATCTCTGCTTCGGTAAAGGAACACGAGGCAACTTCACCTTCGCGGTGCGCTTCGTCTTCACGAGCTTGGTCCTCCACGTCCTTTGCCGTAATCAATCTGTTGAAAATCTCTGTGACACGCAATCTGAACTCGATTGCAGCGTCAACCACGTAAGCCTCTGACGGATCTTCTCGCTTCAGCTTCTCCAACTCAGCGTAATGCACGGGAGATAACCTCAAGCAATCACTAACATCCACACCCTGTTGCATGGCATGGAACAGTGAGCGAGCCTCGACCATTGCATCATGTTCTACGCTGTTTGGCATGTTTACTCCCACCCTCGATGACTACGTTCACGACAAACCCACTCGTAATTACGCTCAGTGCTGTGCTTGATTGGTTTGGGTGCCTCCAATACTCCTACACCCAATAACCAGTTCCAGAATTTGCGGAACACTTGACTTTACCTCACATGAGAAGGGGGACAATCCCCAGCGCCACTGGCAAAATTGTCCCCCGGATTAAACACTAAACAAAAGTATAAGGTTTTAAGCTCTAATGTAAGACTTGCGGCGGGCCGCGTTCGTTGTTATTAGTCATTAGCATTTACTTATTTAATTAGGTGTTTGGTTGCTTTTGGCTTTAACGCTTCATGTGTCACCTCGTGTTACGCACTGGGCGTTCACACACGTATAAGGCAGCACCAGCGAACTGGCACTGCCCCAGACGTGTTAGGAGGTTTGCAATGGAACTACTGTTGATGCCGGTGCTTACGCCGCAACAGTTCGGCGTAGACGTAACCCTTGACGAATAGGGTCTGTTTCTTGTCACGCAGCAGCAAACGCAATGCAGGTGTGGTAATACACTTCACTGCTTTTCTAGCTGCGTCTCTAAGGGTCTTAGTTGTTGCAGGGGACATTACTTGCTCTTTTTCATCCCGTGATAGCACTTACCGCGAGCAGTGCAGGCACCGGTACGGCTGTGCCCCACCTTGCCCTTGATCTTTGCCTTGTTGATGGTTTCGAACTTGATGACTGCGGCCTTGGATGCCACGTGTTTACCTCCGTTACTTCGCCAGATCCGTGATGATCAAGCGCTGCGTGTGGTCTACGGTATAGACCTTGGCGCCAACCACGACGGACTTGTTTGCGAACTTCACGCTGGTCAGTTGGTGACTCAGGGTTTCTCGTTCGTTGTTTGCGGCCCTGAGTTCTCGTTCAAGTCCGCCGACACGTACAGTAGCCAGTATGTGTTTACTGGCATACAGACGCATCATGTCTTCCAACGTACAGGTATGTCCCTGCGGATCGTTAGTGGAGCCGCACTTATCGCAAACCCACATGAGTTACACCGCCTTTCCAAAGCTGGTAGTGGTTGGAGCTTCCCCGGTTAGCTACTTCTCCCTCACCACATTTACCCCCGGTTCTTATCCGAAGTGTAGGTAGGACCAGCGGTTTTCTAAAGACGCGCAGGGTGTAGGTTGCAGTCCCTACACCCCTATCGTGCATTACTTTGTCGAGCGATCACGGGATATCCGCCGGACAACCCACATTTCACGCACGCATTCCCTACTTCTTGGGGCTGTTCGCCTCAACGGATCTGGCCCGGATGCGCTGAAAACGCTTCTGCTGCTTGTCCCGTTCACGACGGGTACGGCCACGAGAACTGTCTTTGCCATCCAGCAGAGACTTGCCCTCAGCCAGCTTGGGCGTGAAATCTGCCACGGTCGGGTGATACACAGTGTGCTTCACTTTGACTCCTTTTCAGTTGGTAAGCCGAGTGGTGGCGTCGAGCCACACCCATAAGGCCGTAATGGGCCTAGAATGTTACGAGCCTCTAATGGTACGCCTTGCGGACTCTCTAGGAACCGGTCGCGTCACTCGGCACAGTCTCACCGTCTTGGTGTGACGGTGTGATGGGTTGATCTGGGTAAGCCTTATTCACAAACCACGTATGGGTTTGTCTGTAAGCAGGGTGATGCCACGAGGCACACCCTAATGCGTTGGTGATCGCACTGATCTCGTCTTCGGTGAACACGTCACGCAGATCAGGTTTATTCACTGCGCCCCTCTGAAGGTAAAAGGGTGATACAGTGAACTTCGCTCAGTGGGATGCTTTCAGGAGGCTTGCCCACGTAATGCACGACTAGTGCAGGTTCTGCCGCACCTGCCGGATGTGGGTAAACACTTGCCATCCGACACTCGATCTCACGTGAGCCAGTGAACCCTTTCCAGACGATATGGAGCCTATGCACGGTCTACTCCTTCACAGCACGTAAGAGATCAAGCGCTGAGCGTGTACGTCGAGAATGTCGATGCTGGTCTTGGGATACATCTTGAAGTGTTCCCAATGATTCTGCGTGTAGTCACGAATGAAAGCTTTAGCGGCTTCCACATCCGTGAACACCTTGGGAGTTACGGGGTTGCTTGGACACCCGTCGTACATCCAGATGACTTGATACATTGGCAGCCTCAGTCGATTGAAACGATTTGCGAGACTGGAATACTAATTAATCCCGCAGGCACGTTTGTATTCCAGAACTGTGCGTATCGGATTCCGCCTTGAGTGTAGAACAGCACATCAGAAGGAATGCCGACTCGGTAGGTTACTCGCGTCTCGTCAACGGTATTCTCTTTACCGTCGAGAACTTGCACTTGAACCCATGCGGCCATTGTGACCTCGCTACTCGTGAAGTAACATGAACAACAGCATGACACCTAAAACGCGATCTCAGCCTCACCACGGCGAATACGTCTAGCGCACTCACGTTCACCCTGATGCCGCTGGTACTTGCTGCGTCCCTTCAGACGTTCCACCATATTGAGGCGGGTGATCTCAGTCGTTTGCTGCAATGTCTTGTTGGCCTGAGCAGCAGCCAACGCAGTCACCAGCAAGCTTTTCAAAGTAGCAAGAGTCATTCGGCACACTCCTGTAGTTTCCTGAGTCTGGTCCGTTGGTTACAACGTTTAGCGGCTTCCGTACGTTTCTCGCGGCAGTAAACGCACGCACGGTACAATTCAACGTCGTCAATCTTGTTTCTGCAATACGGACAACGGCCTTTTGCTAACATCCGTTGTCTGTATTCCCGTTGTTGTTTCACGTAACGTTTAAGGGCCATCGCGCCTCACCCTGCGGTGGTTACAAACGCTGTAAGGACTTTCAGGAAGTCCTCAGCGTTGGCTTGCGTTCATCACAACAAACATTCTGATCATGGTTATCTCTTTGTACAGGTTTTGTAATGCCCGATCTTTTTACAAACGGGACATTCAACATGCTCAAAATGATTTCGATCCATGTTTAACCTCACCTTGAACACTTAAGAGAAAGTCTCTTGGACTCTCTCTTAATAGTTCAATGGTTACACGCCAAAACTTGCTGTTCCCCACCTTGCGATCTGTTTGATGTCCCACGCCATAGTAAACAAGTCGGTGGGAACCTTGTTTGTGATGTTTTCGATCTGCTCCTTGTGTTCCTTGTACATGCCGGTTCTAGCAATTGACTCTAGCGAATCAGCTAACTGCTCAAGGGCGTTTCGCATTGCAGCATCCATGTTTGGTTGCTCCTATACAACCCTTGCCACGATGGGTTTCTTTATCTTCAAGCAGCAATCAGGACAGGCTTTCACCGTCTTGACTGTACTGATGTACTTCTCAGTGAATTCCATTTCCGTTTCGGATACTTGCTTAGCGTCCCAAGTACGGAATGACTTGGAGCGTTTCTCCGACGTTGTGGTCAGTCCCTGTAGAGACTTTCCACAGAAACTGCAAGTATTCTCGTCTTGTACTGGAGCCTCACCTTTCATAGCGTTTTTGGCCCAGTCCGCATTGACGACGATCCGTGACTTATCGGCGGCAACATTTCTGTCCCACAACGATTTGTCCATGTACTGTTTGCGGCTCGCGTCCTGCATTGCGTTTGCGTTGGCAGCCGCTAACGGATTGAACACTAAGCCCTTGATCCGGACGTGCCGTTGACTGATCTGTACGGACCATGGGCAGTGATCCGTACAGTCCCCGTCTATGTGGTACGTTTTGCGTCCACACTCGGCACAATCCCGTTTCTGGAACTTGTTAAGTACGTCCGACTTTGCCACGATCAATCTCTCCCAACGCTGGAGAACTTGCCGAACAACAGGGAAACCACGAGAGACAGCAGCAAAAACCCGATTACGTACTGCATTGGTTTGTGCTCCGTGGGATGGTGTGATGGGTTCGTGACCACATCCGGTCGCTATGTGTCGTGTTCTGGCGATCTCGGATGCGAATCTCCCAAAGCGATCACAATAATCAGCTCATCGACGATCTGACCCATTCAGGAACTACCTTTCCGTTCCGTCGAATTGACTGATTACATATGGTCGTAGGCGCTGTACTTGAAGACTTCCTTACCGGACGGCGTGTAGACGATCACCGTTTCGGTCTTGGGCTGTTTGATCCATTCGGATGCAAGGTAAAACATCCGATTGACGTTGGCATCCTGATGATCGATAGCGGGGCGACCATCTTTGAAGAACTTGACGACGATCCGGTAGTTGTTTGCGGGAGTCTGTACCGGAACGTTGTTACGCTTCGCCGCTAACGCCGCGACAAGATCGAGATCCTTGTAGCGCATAGTTGCTTGCCTCACTTCCTAACCTCACCCGGTTTTATTAGTGCGATTACTGAGTAGTAAAGCGTCTTTCGCACCTCACCCGGGTACAATAAAAAATCCCCGGCCCTGAACTGCTTACGTGTTCAGGAACCGGGGATCGTCTTACCCGCCGTATTTAGTTTTACGTTTCAGTAATGGGCGGGGAGGTTTGCACGTAGCCCGTCTTAACTACGCTTTATCTCTCCCCTGTTTGGACGGCTGCACGATATGCCGTTTCGGATATCACATTGGCGTAAACTCCCGGCGTGGGATGGTGTGATGGGTTACTCCGTAGGTTCGTACTTGATTAGCGGCCCGTCTGTAATCGTCAAGCCGCCTGCACTGATACCCAGATCGGGACCGTCAACGGGAATCTCCTGATCGGGTGTGATTGTCTTGCGGGTGTCTAGTCCGACGCTCACGCTACCTTCACGTTTAAAGTTACGTGCAGCGTGTGTTTCGTTGGAGAACGGGTTACCACGGCGTAACAGCGTCCGATCACCGCGCCACGTCATACGTTGATCCGTTACTTCCACAATCGCCCCGGTAACACGGTCGATCTGTTTACCGTGGATTGCTTCCGTTTCCATCGGTGCCCGCCGACGTTCTAGCCCTTGTTGCTGAGTGACCGACCGACGGGGCACTATGTGTGTGTCCTCGTGTTCCTCAACTACGGAACAATCGAACAGTTTCGCGGCGTCTACCAGTCGGGCCGTGGTACTGGTGCCGTGTCTGCTATGGGTATGTCCCAAGTGTGTACCGGACGGCAAGCCGCCGATCTTGCTGTGTATGTCGTGCAATCGTTCGCGCTCGTGCTGAGTCAGGCGGCGATTGCTACCGCCACGTTTGCCACGTTTGCCGTTACTCATGGTTGTGTGAGTGATGCTCCCGGCGTGGGATGGTGTGATGGATGCTCCCCGGGCATAGCTCGCGCTACGTTACAGGGGGGCGCGGGTCGCAGCCGGGGTGCCCGTCGAGGGGCGCGAAGTGGAACCCGGCGAGAATCGCACGGCTCGGCCCGGCCGTCAAGCGGTCCCGCCCGGTTTTTCGACCGGCCCGCGAAAAAAAGTTTCGTCCACTTTTCAGGACACCCGGCAGGCGGGCAGCGCTGGACCCCACACGCGCCACGATGCCCCGTAAACCGCTCAGGATGGCTCAGGACGCGCGAACCGGCCCCGGTGCGGTGTCTAGCTCCCCCCGTCTTGTGCGCCGTTCCTGCGGCCCGTGGCTCGGTCGGACTCGGGGACGGCTGAGCGTGGGATGGTGTGACGGGTTCAGCCCCGCTATGCATAGGGGCGGGCGGCGTGTTTTTCCACTTGACGGCCCCGGCCCACTGTCTGTAAGCTGGCGGGGACAAGACAACACGGCGCAATCGAGCGCCATCACACAACGTCAACAGCGAGGCAGTATGAGCAGAGACAAAGGCAAGACGAACGGCGGCAACGGAGCGGTAGCGGACGCTATCAACAAGGCGATGGCTGACGCGGCACAGAACACGGCGGCGGTCGTGGACACGGGCGGGGACGTGGACCTGTCCGCACTCGCGGGGATCGGCTCGACCGACGAGGACACCGAAGGCGCGGGCGCCACAACGGACGATGACGATCTGGACCCGAACGCCAACGTGTGGGATCGGCTGATTCAGGGCTGGAGCTTCGCCCCGGCAGCGGCCCGCCCCTTCGACAACGAGAAGAAAACGCAGCGGACGCAGAAGATCGCGGACGTGACGGTGTTGCTGCGGGGAGGCTTCGGGTACGTGCCGGGAGCGGTGAAGCTGGTGCAGGCGCTCGTCAACGGCGCCCCGCACGGGGAAACGATGCTCGATTTCAATTTCTTCTCGTCGCTCACGAGCACGGCACTCCGCCCCATCACCGACCGCGCCAAGGTGGATCTCGTCCTGATGCGTCAGCGCATCGCGGCGGATTACCTGAAGTGGCGGGAGGCCAACCCACAGGCGGCAATCGCCACGGCCCGCGCCGAAACGCGCATCTCGGCGGGCGGACTCACGATCACGATGCCGGAACCCGCGAAGCCTGCGGCAACGGCCTAGCTCGACTGAACCGGGATCACCTTGGCGGGTGGTCCCGGTTTTTTCGTTTGTACGGCGCCCGTGCTGCATAAGTAAATTTACTTACGGGTTACGTAATCGGTCCACTTACGTAAGTTGTCCAGATACGTAAACGGGCAGGTTCGCGCACCCGTAAGCCGTTGTAAGTGAACCGCTTACGTAAGTGGCCAGAAGTTTACGCCCGCCACCTGAACCGGGCAAGCGGAAACTGGACCGTTCCGGTATGTAGCCGATTCATACACGGTGTGAATGCTCCCCGAACCCGGCCATATTCGCCCGTGGGATGGTGTGATGGGTTTTTCCCGGCATTTCGGCGGGTTTTCGGGTTTTTGCCCGATGGCACGGCCTGTGAAGTGTGGGAGGCGGGGCAGTGTGCGCCGTGGTAACGGTGCGGTCCGAACTGCTTGACCGTGGTTGATGGGCTGAGCCGGGTGCTACGCTGCCCCGTTGGGCAATTCAGCCCGCTAGGAGGTTGTATCTATGCCAGAAGTGACCCTCGAAACCCTGAACGCCGCTGCCAAGCGGCAGGTGCTGGCGCTCCGGCGTCCCGTAATGGATGCGGCGCGGCAATTCGGGGCGGTGCGGGAACGGCTCTCCGACTTGGCCCCCAAGATCGTGAAGCTGTTCAACATGATCCTCGCGGACAACGAAGCATTCACGTTCGTTTCGTTCGTCCGGCTGTTCGATCCCACGGTCCCCACGCACGCGGCGGACCGGAACGGCGAGACAGGTTACCGGAATCACCGGACCTACTACACCCTCGCATACATGCGCCGTCTGGTGCAGTTGCAGGGCACCCGGCGGCGGACACCCGGCGGCGTACGGGACAGCGCAACCGATGCACTGGCGCGGACGTTGGCGACCGTGCTGCAAGTGGTCGAGGACTCGGAAGCCGTGTGGCACGCGATTCAATCCGAGTTTCAATTCACCGAACGCCTGATGACGCGGTTGCGGAAGCGGGTAGACGCAACCAAGCCGCTGATCCAGCTGGAGCCGACACGCCGCGCCACGGTCAGCGTGGGCAAAGTGATCCATATGGAGCGGACGGAACCCACGCAAGCGGAAGCGGCCCAGGCCGACACCATCGAGGCCGACACACGCGGCACACGCAAGCGGGCACGTGCAGCGTAGCGCGGCCCAACTCGACGCCGGGGCAGGTTCGTAAGCCTGTCTCGGCGTATCTCTCACCCGTTGACGCGACACATAACGAACCGAGGCACCTATGGTGATGCGTGACGAGAGTTCCCCTTTACATGAACGGCTGTCCAAGCTGCTGGATCAACAGCACCGCACCCCGGACGGGCGGGTGCAATGCTGCGAATGCCCACGGGCGGCAGTAGAACGGAGCACCGACGATCAACAGGTCCGCTGCCGGGACTGTTGGGAGCGGCACCGCTTGCGGTTTCGACGGGTAGACCGGCGCGTGTGACGGTGGGATGGCTCTGTGTGGGGATCTGCGACCCTACACGGGGCCGTTTCGTCTGTACGGGTATGTTTTTTGTTGACTACTTACGTAAGTGGGCATAAGCTGGCGCGGGCAGCATACACACGGCGGACGGCAAGGCAAACGGAGTGCTGCGGGCGCACCGGCAAGCTAGCACAGGACTGTGCACAGCCTAGAATCCGGTCTTTCCCCGCGCACCACTAACGGAGGCCGCGCTATCCGCTTCGACACGGGGCGAGGATCAGGAACCAAGAGGCGGGATCGGGTACCGGGGCCGGATGCATACGGCGTCGGTCTGCCCCAAGCCGCTGCGGTAAGACGCTCCCCCGTGTCACTGCCCCTTGTTTGTCGGCCCGCTTCCGTAGCCAGAGGCTAACCAAAGTAGCTGCAACGTAGCGAAACGGGCGGGGCGGGCCTTTTTTCGCTAGGAGGTCACGTTATGCGATGTGCAATTTGCGGCGGCAGCGGACCGGATCGGGATCTGCGGATGGTCGTCCGGGACGATTACGAGGCGGTACAAGGCACGTATCCGCCGGATGTGATCCACAACCCGGAACACGCGGCAGCACTGGGCCGGATGTGCGGGCTACTGGATCGGCTGGTCGATCCGTTGGCGCGGGTGGAGTGCAAGCCGTGCCGGGTTCAGCAAGCACGGGAGCGGGAGGCCGAGGCACGGGAACACGCCGAGGCGCGGGGCGAGTACGACGGGGAAACGTTGGGGCGGACGTATCACGATGTAGTGCAGCGGTCCCGGCTCCGGGTGCTGCGGGCACACCTCGTGCGGCTGTATGGCTCACGGGTGCATTAAGGGGGAGGGATCAGACCATGCGGCTACTACACCCGTTAGCGTGCCCTGAGCACGGGTACCAACGGCTGGAAACGTGTGACATTTGCGTAGACGCCGCGCACCGGGAGCGGCAACTACAGCACTCGGAGGGACCGAATCAAAAAACACTCTGCGGCCTGCCGGTAGCGATGGCGGTCACCGGCCCGGTCCCGGCAGACTGGGCACGCTGCGGCGACTGTGACCGCTTGGCGAAGCTGCGGGAGGTAAGACAGGCGGTGGGCCATGTTTAACGTGCCCCACTACAGCATCATCAGAGCCACTGACGGGCGGACCTTTGGTTACTCCCTGCACGGTGACAGCGCTAGTGATTTGGCACGGGGGCTGAGCCTGTATTACCCAAACGTGGCCTTTGTCGTCTACCGGCACGGCGGCACAAGCCCCAAGGCGATAGCGTTTCGCGCCGTCAATGGACGGTTACAGCAATCTTAGGGAGGCATCATGTTGGACCGGTTACGGGACGGTTACACCCGGTTTCTCATGCGACGGATGGACCGCTGCCAAACAGAGCGCGGCTTACGGTTCTGGGAATGGATCGCAGTGCATACCACGGCGGCGGATTACTGACGGGGAGGTGAGCGTATGGATAAGCGGCAAGCCGTCAAGCTCACGATCACGGTAAGCGGTGAAACTGACCGAGACCCGTGGGAATGGGCGGAAGGAATCGCCCGATCCTTAGCGGATGATTTGAACGCCGCTAACGGGGAGGGATGGCCCCCGATCACTGTCGAAGCGACTGACGCTGAACCGGTGTGATGGTGGGATGCTTTGGACCGGCCCTAGTGGTCGGTCCGTTGTTTTGTACGGCGGTTTTAAGTTGACTACTTACGTAAGTGGGCGTATTCTCGCGGCGCGGCCGTTTCACACACACAAGCGGCCCGGAGGATACCGACATGCAGAATGCAGACGTGAGACAAGATCCGGCGACGACGCCCGTAAGTTTCTTGCGGGACGGGTACGGCAACCTGATCGAGCGGTTCGAGCGGGACGGGATCGTAGACGTGCGGGTAACGCTCGCGGACCGGATCGAGCGGGCCATCCTGCCCAACGATCACGAGATGCGGGAACGGTGCAAGCTGACGGTCGTGCGGTGGTACTGGCGCCGGGTGGGAGTGCTGCCGGAGTCGCCCGCCGATGCCCTGCCGGATGAGGCGCCCGAGTCCAACGCCCACCGCCGCGAGTGCGAGCACGGGTACACGTCCAACTGTCGGGCCTGCAACCCGGACGGGCCGTTCTGATGGCGGCGCGGAAGCGGATCGGGTTCGTGGCGGCGCCCCGTGTCGGCTCGGGTTACTGGCTGCACTACACAGCCCCGGAGCGCGAGGACGACGGGCAGGGGGCCGTCGTCGGGCACGAAGAGCGGATTCACTACTGCGCCACGCTGCGGATTGCCAAGCGTAAAGCTCACCGGGTGATGGCGGACCCCGAGGTGACGTGGGCGACCATCACGAAACCGCTGTTTCACGTCCGCAGAATGCCCTACAGGGCACGCAAGCGGGCAAGGAAAGGGTAAGGCATGGTCTATCTCGTCGCGGCGCTGGTGTGGCTGATAGCGGGCGGCGTGTTTGCCTCCGTTTTCGGTCGCGTGGCAAAAACCTACGGGGGAGACTGACACCCATGCTCTACGGCATCGCACTCGGACGGCTCTGTATGCCGGTGGAATACATCCGCCAGCTACCCACCGCACTAGCCGGGAAGCACCTGATCGGGATTGCGACCACGGTAGAAGACCTGATGACTGCTCAGGCGCGGGCGGCACGCTTGGCCCGGCCGATTAACACCTACACTCGCGTTACACCCCACGGCACCCTGCACGGCATCTATCGGCGGTAGCTGGCCTACAGACCGCCCTGCAAGTTTGCTCCCCGGCAGCTAGCAATCCCGCTAGCACCCCCACGGCTCGGCCTCACGGTCAGCCACACTCGCAGGTGAGGGGGCCGGGGAGCATCCCGCCTGTACGGCCTCACCACGCGCCCGTAAGCCGCACCACGCGCCCGCCAGCGGTCCCGGTTGCCCTTTGCTGGCTCGCCTTGAGCGGCTCAGGTCCGGGGGGATGGTGGGATGGCTTGGGGCAGGGGGCCGGATGGCTGAGCCACACGCGCAGGCCCGGTTTTGTTGGGGTTTTCGGGTGTGATGGTGTGATGGGTTCACGGGGGGATCAAGATGGCCGGGTGTGCGGGCCGTGCTGCTCGACAATTCTGCCCGTTTCGGGAAGCGGACAAGTGTTTTTCCTTGTGTTTTTGCATGGTTTGCGTATCATCTGATCTGGACTACTTACAAGGGAGCTGCTGATGTGGAACGTCTTTTGGTCGTATCCGGGTGGCGGGCGCGAAGCGTGGGCGTGCTGTGCGAAGAAACGGGACGCCGAGGTAATCGCGGCGTTGCTCAGGGATCATGGTTGCGCGGACGTGCGGATCGTTCGCTATCAGAAAGGGCGTGCGTGATGACTGGACAGGATTTGCTGACACAGTGGACGGCGTTCATTCGACAGTACGTGTATTGCTCGCAGGCGCAAGGCATGGTCCTCGCGTTGTGGGCTATGAACACGTGGGTGTATGAGCATTTCGCGGCGGTCCCGTACCTGGAGATTGTTGCGAGGACCAAGGAGAGCGGCAAGACAACGGTGTTGGATGTGCTCAAGATGCTTTGCCGAGGCCCGGAGAAGTTTGCGATTGTCCGGGTGCTGACGATCCTGCGGATGATTGAAGAGTCCGAGGGGAAGATCACGATCTTGATTGATGAGGCGGAACAGTTCAGCAAGCCGTCATTGGGCGAGACTCGGAGCGGTATCGCGACGGGTTACAAGCCGGGTGCTCAGCACGCTATCAGCGTGGGCAAGGGCTTTCAGCGGTTCAGGACGTATGCGCCGTGGGCGTTCGCGCAGATCGGCAACGTGCATGATGTGTTGCGGTCGCGGTGCATCGAGATCATGCTGGACCGGGGCAAGCCGGAGCGGTACTTGATCGATTACGAGATGTCCGCTAAATCGGACGCTCAAGAGCTTGTCGTACAGTTCGTGCAGTTCGCCCGGTCCAAGGTGAAAGACGGCAAGATGCACATCCCGATTATCCCGGCTGACTGGCTCACGAGCGGCCGTGAGCGGGAGTTGTGGACGCCGTTGGTTTCGTTGGCCGGGTGGCTTGGGGTTCATGCCGATACCATGCGGCAGATACAGGCCGCAAGCGTAGACCTTGGGCTGCTCAAGACGCTACCGCCGATCAAGTGGCACTCGGCGCAAGACGAGGCCGATACCGAGGAACGGGATATGGCCGTCCGGCTGTTGCGGGATCTGGCCAGCGTGATTACGCCGGCTGACGAGGGCGTCATCTTCTCGCGTGATGCCGTGGAACGGCTCAGGGCTATCGACACGGCGCCTTGGCGTGGATGGCGTGGAACGGGCATCAACGAGATTGGGCTTGGCGCTCTGCTGCGGCGGTACGGGCTGGAGAGTGCAACGCAAAGCAAGGGCAAGGGACGCAAGGGGCGCGTGCAAGCGCAGGGCTACAAGACAGCGGAGATTCTTGCGGCGCGCAAGCGAGACGAGTAACAGAGTCCTCGGCGGCGCGACGTTTGGGCCGTTCCCGTGACTGGGGGCGGCCTTTTCTTTTTGTACTTGACTATCATTCAGAACCGTGCGCCACTTCCGGCCATATGACTTGAGCGACAGGGGAAAATCGGGGGGCGGGGGGAGTCACGTACGTGGCACGAGCGGGTTTTCTAAAATTTTAAAAATACAAATTTTCAGTATTCGCTTGACTTTTCGACGGAAATATGCTAGGCTTTCTGAATTAAGTTCCAATCCCGGCAAGCAATCCTGTTTCTGGTGTTGGGACTCCGGTGTGAAGGTAATCTTATTTCAGTGTACTGTACAGTGTACTGTACGCTCTCGCCTTACGGCCTGCGTTAGTGTGCCACTTCTTACCACGGCACTAACATGGATCTCCAATTATTCTTCATCCTCCAACAGATACGCATCGCAACGAAACCTACGGCACATGCTCCCGGGCCTAAGAAACCCGGACTGAGTGCGCAGGACAACGCGAAACGTAAGTAAATTTACTTATAGATATGGCTCTAGTCAAACAGAAGTCCTTCTTCACCAAAGTAGCAGTCGCTAGGCAACTGTTACGGGAGAAGTCCGAAGAGATTTTAGAAGAGTATCTGGACGTTATCAAGAGCGCGAAGGACGCTAGGGACTTTGAGACGGCTGCTAAGGCTCTGCAATGGCTCATGGAGCACATGCCTGCGGACGAGAACAACGAGCGCATCGTTGACCAGAGCATCGACAAGAAGCAAGAGGTCGTGCAGAAGGGTCCATCAGGTCCAGCAATCCAGATCGGAGTCATCGTGGGTGGTCTGGACAAGAATCAGGCGGCTATTGCCAAGCCTGCAGAGATTATCGCGCTGCCCGCAGAAGTGATTTCGGAGACGAAAAGTGAATAAAGCAGTTCAGGACTATCTGTTTAAGGTCTACTTAACACAGATGTTACAGGGGTTTGAGAAGCAATGGGCATCCCAGCCGACTCCAATCTATCTCCCCCAGCCTTCCATGCAGGAATGGCACGTGTTCATAGATGATTTCGTAGACAGTATTCTAGATAAGGAACCAATTGAACGAAGACGGTAAGCTAGTAGTCACGCTCCCAGACGGTAAACTCGAAACAATGTACGAGCCTACCTCTGAGAAACACATGTGGTTTCACCAGACCCCTACCAAAAACCTTTTGGCATACGGGAATAGAGGCGGGGGAAAGAGCCATTTGCTCCGCTTTGACGCCCATATGAGGGCGCTTAGCGTCCCGGGCTCCCGCCTAATCCTCATTCGTAAGACGTATCCCCAGCTTTTGCAGTCTCATTTGCAGTATATTCCGCAAGAGATGGCGAAACTGGGTGGACACTACCACAAAACAGAACATATTGCGTATTATCCAAACGACTCCAGACTGTTCTTCTCGCACGTAGCGACCGAAGAGGACTCTCTGAACCTGTTGTCTGCGGAATATATCGCTGCATACTTCGATGAGTTGTCTACGATCTCGTGGGACTTCTTCGTAAAGCTGTGTGCATCTGTTCGTATCGGCGGCAAGTTGAAAGATATGGGGATTAAGGGCGTCGTGAGAGCAGCGACTAATCCCCTTGGGCCTTCTGCTGCTGAAGTTTTCTCTTATTTCGTGAACAAGGACGTTCCACCAGAGGACGATGCGGACTACGATCCACGGGATTGGGACTCAATCAAGATTCAGATGGCCGATAACGCTCATATCGACATCGAGGACTACAAAAAGAGATTCGCTGGTATGCCTTCGTATCTGAAAAAGGCGTGGTTAGAGGGCGATTTCGCGCTGGAGAACCAGTTGTTCGACTTCAAACCAATCAAAGACGGTAGACAATACCACGTTATCAAGGAAATGCCGACGATTAACGGCAAGCCATTGGTAGGAGTAAGCTGGTAATGGATTTACAGTGGCATCAGCACGAGTCAGTGCAGATTTACAGGGGCTTCGACCTTGGATTCTTCCCAGATCCTGCTTACTGTGTCTGGGTAGCGCACATCGGTAACCGTTTCATCGCCTTCAAAGAGAAGCTTTGGTATCAACAGGTTGCTCCAGACATCGCAAAGGACATCGTAGAAGAGTCTAGAGGCATGAAAGTCGCCATGACTTACTGCGATCCGGTCATGGACATCAAGACAGCGGCCGATGTTCGCAGCATCAGGGAAATCTTCGAAGAGAATGGCGTCCCGATGGAGGCCAGCATCAACAACCGAGAGCACTACGCACATGCCGTGCACACAGCGTTGAAGGAAGAGGTAGCGCCGGGGGTTCCAAGGCTACAAATTCTGGAAAGAACACCGGGTTTCGGGGACATGGGTTGTCCATATCTGATAAAGACCATTCCTCAGATGCGTTTTGACCCCAAACACCCTCTTAGAATGGCAGACAGTCGTAACGACCACGGGGTTATCGCTTTAGCGTATTTCTTAATCAGTTCGGGTGCAGTAGAACGTCGCAGTGTTGCAGCCATCAACAAGTTGCCTAAGTGGATGCGACCGAAATACGAAGCCAAAAAAGACAAATTCTTAGGATACAATCAACCATAAGGTAAAATATGCACGAGACAGAGATGATTACCCAGCCTACCCCGATAGACGAGGCAACGGAGCCAAAGAAGGAAGGTCCTGACGGCGCAACAAAGAAGCGCTGGGCAGAGTTCCGGCAGCGCATCGACCAGACCAAGCGCTATCGCCAGAAGTTAGTAAAGAATTGGTCCAGTAACGTTGATTTCCGACGCGGTAAGCTGTTTACGTCGCAGGGTGATGACGACGCTATCGCAGTCAATCTGGATTGGAGTTACACAAAGACCAAGCAGGCGTCCCTGTTCTCACAGGTGCCTAAGGCTCGTGTATCTTACCTGCCTGAGTCTGGAATGCCCTCGCCTCCATGGGTTACCAAGTATGAACAGAGATTGAATGGTGAGTTGGTAAAGGGCGGTATCGAAGCAACCATGGACGAAACCCTACCAGACTGTATCAATGCTGCTGGTATTGGTGTTGCGTTCATTTCCAACGAGGTAATCACAGTACCCAAGGAACTTCCAACGATTGACATCGCTACACTTCCACCGCAGTTACAGATGGAAGCCTTACAGAACAAGACCATCTTTGGTAAGCCCATTCCGATGGAGGTTGTTCCACAGCGTGTAGCATCCCGTTACACTGTTCGTAGGATCTCTCCCGCTGATTTCCTGTGGCCCATCAACTTTACTGGTTCAGACTTCAATAATGCGCCTTGGCTTGGCTACACGGGACGTATTCCGTGGGCAGAGGCAGCCGCACGTTTCAATCTTACTGAGGCGGACAAGGAAAAGTATAACGAAGACGATACGACTACGCTGGACAGGTTGACTGACGACGTAGACAAGGGCGAACAGTATCGTGACGACATGGTAGGATTCGATGAAATCTTCTACCACGAGTACCAGTACAATACGGATAGCAAGTCCTTCAATACCATCCATCATCTGGTATTCCTACACGGTAAGCAGGAACCTATCATTGATGAACCGTGGAAAGGACAGGCTCCGCATCCAGATCCCAACAGGCCATACGACATTATCGGCTCATTCAAGAAACCGTTACAGGTCCTGACGCTTGCGTATCTGTCTGACGAGGACATTCCACCGTCTGACTCCGCTGTTGGACGTGCACAGGTTATCGAGATTAACCGAGGACGCACCAACGTCAACAAGCAGCGTGCACGTACCGCTCCATGGACGTGGATTGACGTTAATAGGATGGACCCAGCAATTACTGCCGCTCTGATGCGAGGGACGTGGCAACACGCTATCCCGGTCCAAGGTGATGGATCTCGCGTCATCGGCACTGTTGACCAACCGCCGTTGCATCAGGAGAACTACAAGTTCGATGAGATCGCTAAGGGCGACTTACAGGACTTGTGGACCATCGGCTCTAACCAGTTGGGCGGTGGTTCGGGTGTAGAAACCAAGGGTGAAGCCGGAATCATTCAGAACAACTTCCAGACCAAGGTAGGTCGTGAGCGTGCCCGAGTAGCCTCATTCTTCGTAAACATCGCAGAAGTCTTGGGTGGTCTGATTTGCTTGAACGAAGATCCCATGAGCTTTGGTGAGGGTTTTGATCCCAGCATTTCAGAAGGTCTGAGCTACAGCATCCTTGCAGATAGCACGGTTCTTGTAGATTCACAACAGCGTTTACAGCGTATCAACGACTTCATCAACACTTACACTAAGACAGGCTTCGTTGCACTTGAGCCTACTCTGAAGGAAGTAGCTTCGTTGATTGGTCTTGACCCCAACATTGCAATCAAGGCTCCAGATCCGGCGCAACCACCTCCTCCAAACATCAGCCTCAGGTTGACTGGCTCAGAGGACATGATGAATCCGCTTCTGTTAGCGTTCATGTTACAGACGGGTCAGGGTCCAAAGCCCGAGATGATCGAACAGGCCAAGGCGCTTATTCAGTCAGCAGTCGTCGCGGCACAACCACAGCAGCCTCCGATGGGACCGCCTCCGGGACCTGCGCCAAACCCGGGAGAAGCTTTCCCAGAAGCCGGTTTATTGCCAGCTATTACCAAGCGTGCCGAGGACGGACCTCAGGGTGGGTCTACCGGCGGTGCAACAGGAGCTATGTAATGCCAATTTACGATTTAATCTGTAAGAATGGACACGAACAGAGGGACCGTTTACTCAAGCTGGGTCAGCGGCCCCCATGTCCGGAATGTAACGAGCCGACAGAGACTCTATGGGACCAGTCAGCAGGGGTTATCAGCGATGATATTCCGGGTGGTATCGAGATTAGGCACGGATTATGCAATCCGGATGGAACCCCTCGCAGGTATTATTCACATACTGAGATTAGGAAAGAGGCTGAACGGCGTGGTTTAGTGAATATCGTAGAGCACGCCCCCGGCCCAGGTAGCGACAAGAGCAGACACACAACCAGATGGACATAAATGCCTTATAAGTCTAAACAAAGTGCGTTATTCGGAGACTGGAAGGTTCCAGTAAATAAAGAGACTAGGCTGTGGTATAGACCTAACAGGAGAACAGTTAACGCCAAGCTCAGGCAAGCTATCCTAGACGCTTTACCTTTTGGAATAACACAGGAACAAGCGGATCTAGCGTTACACGCAATATTTGATTTGATTGGTGTAACAGTCATGAACGGAGAGCGAGTAACTGTTTCGGGATTCGGCAGGTTCTTCCTACAAAAGCGACCAAGAACAAGGCGTCGTTCGGGTTTCACAAATGAGAGCGTAGGGCAGCCTAAGAGTTACGTGAACTTTACACCGTGTCAGGGTTTTTTGAAAGATTTGAGGGACTAGCGTAATGGAAATCAACGAGGTAATCAAAGAACATGATGTTGTGGACTACAACTTTATGTTCCCAACTGGGTCTAAACTGACAGTAACCGTAGATTTAACACTTAATGAGTCAGCAGTCGAGATGGCAGACCGGTTTGTAGTGAATACGGTGAACAAGCCTAACTTCTCAAACCCGGAAGAGATTATAGAAGCGGAAGAGATCGTCGTATTCAAGTCAGGTCTGGCAGCCGTCACGACCTGTAAACGTAAGCAGAGACAGCCCACAGAGGAAGAGCTATTCGATATGCGCAAGCTTATGCATGAGATAGCTAAACAGACTATGTAACCTTGCGCCCATTGCTAGGCTCACCTTGAGGCTGATTCCGATGCACTTCCCACAGCTTCTTGGCGAGAGGTATAGCCAGACCGACGAGCGTCTGGCATACCTAGAGCTAGTCAAAAGGTGATTCATGAATCACTCTATGGGGAATCACTTTTGCATCAGCGCCGTAACTCCTTCATAATCAACAACTTCTGGGTGATGCACCCCCTCAAAACACGATTTCGATGCATCACCTGCATCACATTGAAAATAAAGCACTTAGCAAACTGATGCAAAACATGCATCACCCCGATGCATCACCTGCATCAGACCCCCAAAACAGCTCAAGGTGAGCCAAGAAAAGGGCAACAGGGACACAGGTCCCGAACACAACCGTAGCGTCCGCACCTCGGATGCGTTAAACCGCAGTAAACAAAAGGATAACACATGTCAGATCCAGTAGATTTGGAACAGGTAATCGCAGATTCAGTTAACGACAGCATGTCAGGCGTGGAAGACACGTCAGATATCAGCACAGATGTAGAAACCTCCTCAGAGCCCGTAGAAGCCCCTGAGAGCGCACCAGAGCCCGAAGTAGGGGGAGAGGCCGAGGCAAGCCTAGAAGTCCCGTCTCCGGCCACGTCAGAGGCTCCTACGACCCCTCCAGAGCCAGAGGACGAGTTCGCTAAGCTCGCAGGTATGCCAAAGATGGGCGTTGGGGGTCGAGAGAACCGCATTCCCTACTCCCGAGTCCAGCAGATTACCAAGACCGCAGTGAACAAGCTGGCGGAAACAGTTCTTGGTCGTAAGCTGGAGAAGGGTGAGGACGCTCATAAGCTTGTCAAGGGTTACATGGATACCGCTACCGAGCGGGAAACCAAGATAACCGAATACGAGACACGGCTCAAGACCGTAGACGAGTTTGAGAACATTATGGAAACCGATCCAAATCGTTTCCTTAACATGCTCTCAGGTCTACCCACTTACAAGGAGTTCTTCGATTTCGTCAACTCTGCCATTGATGCTCGTAACAGTGGGGTCACACAGCCACAACAGACCGCTGCGCCAGAGCCACCTGCAGACCCAGACGCAGATATGCCACAACCAGACGAGTTGCTTCCAGACGGCAGCAGCGTCTATAGTTTAGACGGACTTAAGTCCTTGTTGAAGTGGCAGGCAGGACAGACCGAAGCACGCTTGAACTCAACATATGAAGCTAAACTGAAGGCTATCGAGGATCGTTACGGTCCTATGGCTAACGATTGGCAGGAGTATCAGCGTAAAGAGGCTGTGCGTCCCATGATTCGTAAGCAGATGGAAGAGGCTAAGACGTGGGCCATGTGGGATGAGTCTGAAGAGGAAGTCCTACAGGTTCTACAGAAGAACCCCAACATCTCTCTAGAGGGCGCCTACCGTGAGGTAGTCTTCCCGAAGCTCATTGCAGATCGTAACAAGGTTCGTCAGGAAGTTATTCAGGAAGTAAAGAAGGCTCCTGTTGCTTCTAGTATGCCTAGTCGCGCTGCAACAAAGCCTGTTGCAACCTCCGGCGGACCTCGCAGTCTTGAAGATATTATCAAGGAAAGCATTAGCACAATCAAGTAATAGAAAAAATTACTTGACAAACTCAGGAAGTTGTGATACATTCTGAATAGACTTTAGGAAGTATCCTCTCTCCAACCGGGTGTTCAACTTATCCCCTTCCTATAAGTCTTCCGAACACCCTTCCGGGGGCGCGTGTTTGCGCCCTGCTAGGTGGAATCCCTAGGCCCCCGACCAATACGCGAGTAGCTCAGAGAATAGAGCACCAGTCCTCAAGACTGGGGGTCGGAGGTTCAATTCCTTCCTTGCGTGCCATGCGTGGGTAGCTCAGTGTTTAGAGCAGCCGGTTTTAGCCGGAAGGTCGTAGGTTCAAATCCTACCCGACGCTCCATGCCGAGTTAGTTTAATTTCAGAACGCCATCCGTATAGGGTGGCAGTCTTGGTGGGAATCCAAGATTCGGCTCCAATTTTTGAGCGGGATTCGTATAACGGTATTATCCGAGCCTTCCAAGCTTGTGGATGCGAGTTCGATTCTCGTGTCCCGCTCCACTTCCCTCCTCTTTCTCCCCTTCGTGCAGCAGTGTCAGGCACGGTAAACATGACGATACTCGGACTACCCGATAGATAGCTTAACAACCTAACTATTCCTTTTGGAGTATCTAAATGGCAATTACTGTAGAACAGATTGCTGCGGTATCATACCCAGCAGTTCTTGCCGAGATGCGTAAGCCCGCAAACCAGTGGGCGGAGAACGCAGCACTGCGTGTACTTGAGAAGATGGGCTTCATTAAGCACATTTCTCTGGGCGAGAACATTGAAATCCCCGTAGATTATCGTGTAAACCCGGATACAGCAATCCTTGCATCCGATCAGGATACAGCAAGCTTGCTGAAGACCGAGATTGTTACCTCAGCGGTATTCGACATCGCTCAGCTCAACGTTCCAGTAACCTGGACCAAGGGCGACGATGCAAAGAATCCGTCTGAGAATCAGAAGATTGCTCTTGTAAAGGCTCTTCTGGAGAACGCAATCAATTCACACGACGACCTTATTGAGCAGCGTATTTTCACCAGTTCAAGCGTTGGCGGTGTTGAGGTTCTTGGTCTTAACGACCTCGTTCCAACATCTGGTCAGGGCACAGTTGGCGGCATTAGCGCCGTTGACGAGACTTGGTGGAGAAATCAGTCAGATACCTACGTAGACGGCACCGACATTGAGGCAGTAATGACCAATGTGTGGAACGACTGCGCAAAGGGTTCAGGTTCAACCCTGCAGCCCAAGGTTCTGATCAGCGGTTCAACCCCACATTCACTCTTTGAGTCACAGTTGCAGGCTCTCCAGCGCTTCGGTAACGGAGACGACAGCTTCAACGCTGGCGCAAAGAACCTGAAGTTCAAGGACGCAGACTACGTTTTCAGCCAGTACGGTGGAGACAGCATCTACTTCCTGAACCCAAAGAACTATCAGCTTGTCGTAAGCAAGCAGTACTTCCGCGATAAGGGTTCCACCTACGACGTTCCGGGTCAGAACGCATTCTACTTCTTGATTTACAGCGCACTTCAGTTCGTTGTAAACAACAAGTCCCGCCTCGGCGTAGCACACGTATAATCGTTAGTATAGAGGGGGAGTAATTCTACTCCCCTTCAGTTTTCTTTAACCTCCGCCAGCCGTAATCCGTAAGTAATTTTATTTACGCACGTACGGATGTCCGGGCTAACCACCTTCATGGTGAGGAGAATAAAATGGCAGCACCTTTTAACGAAGTTCATTCAACAAAGAAGCAGCGTCTCATGACGCGTCGGCGCGACCGTGAGGGCAACGAATACATTTACCTCAAGGGCGTTGCAAGCTGTATCGCAGGTAGCTGGGTAATGTTCGACGAGGCAGGTACTACAACCTTGCTCGACACGGACGTTGCGGCATCCTTGATCGGCGGAATTGCAGTAGCTCAGGCCGCAGTAGACGCAACAACCGAGTACGGCTGGTTCATGATTTTCGGAACCTGCTCAGCAGGGGCCGCAACCGTAGCAGACAATGCTAAGGTATTCGCTAGCGCAACTGCTGGAGTTTGCGACGACACTGGAACCGCAGGCAACCAGATTGTTGGTGCCTACTGGCGATCAACTGATGCTAGCTCTCTAGCAACTGTCCAGTTGATTTTCCCAGTTAGCGGCGTTAACGTAGCATAATAGCTGCGTAGGTCTAAGGGAGCCCTTCATTTCGAGGGGCTCCATCTTCTTTTCTGTGGGCGCATCGTTCAATAGGAGGATGTTTGCCTTGCACGCATAAGATCCCAGTGCAATTCTGGGTGTGTCCACCATATCACGTCTAAGACGTTTTCAAGAGGTTTAATATGGCAGTTCCTTTCCAGAGATTTTTCTTCAACCTTCTGCCCGCTGGTTTGCTTGTTAACAAGTCAAACGGCAACGGTCTGGGCTACGGCACAGGGGCAGGTGGAGCGGTAACACAGATTACCAGCGCTTCTACAGGCGTTACACTTAGCAAGTACTGCGGCCAGATTACAACTGTTGCATTAACCACAGCAGCGGCAGCAGAGGAAGCCTTCGTTGTTACTAACACTAAGGTTGACGCAAACGACGTTATTGTCGTTAACACGACATACGCAGGTGGCGGTAAGCCAGTAGTTTTCGTAACAAACGTTGCTGCAAACGCCTTCACCATCAATATCAGCAACGTGCACGCTTCAGCGGCACTTGACGCTGTTCTAGTTGTCAACTTCGCGGTTATCAAGAGCGTAGCAGCTTAATTCGGTAACACGAGTTTAAACTTAAGCGCCTTATCCTATCCGCACTGGTGGGGTAGGGCGCTTTGTATTTTAGGGCTAATAATGAAAACATATATCAAGAGTCTGCTGTTTGTGTTACTGTTGCTGGCGTTTCCAGCAGCCGGTCTAGCGCAGAACAACCTGATTTCGACCGGAACTATTTCCACCGCAGGTGCAGATTGCAGCACAACTACGAACTGCGTCATCCTCGGTGTGCAGGACTTCCCGTCAATCGGTTTGTATCTGAACGTAGCAACAAGCGGCACCTTCGTGTTCGAAGCAACGACTGCAGCTAACGCTTCAACCGGCACGTGGTTCGCAATCAATGACGACGTTGCAGCAGCCGGAACAGCTACCGCTGACGGTTACTTCACGTTCTCAAACCCCGGTTACACCTTCATCCGACTGCGCGCATCCGCAATTAGCGGTGCAGCAACGGTAGCAGCCGTTCGCGGTTTCACGGGCCTGCGCTCAACAGCAACTCTGTCAGGTTCTGCACAGGGTGACGGTGCATTGCAGGACGGCGCAAACAGTGCAATCGAGGCAACCGTAGCCGACCTGACCAACAGTAACCCGCTTGCTGCCATGATCGTAGATGGTTCCGGTAACCAGATTACGTCATTCGGCGGTGGAACACAGTATGCAGTAGACGCGGCTCTTGGTGCAACCCCAACGGGAACGTTGGCCGTAGCAATCCGAGATGATTCACTGTCAGGACTTACCCCAGTTGAGGGAGACGCTATCGGTCTGCGTGTAGACGCGAACGGTGCATTGTGGGTTATCCCATCAGGAACCACCGCAGTTAGCGGCACTGTAACAGTGACGGACGGTGCAGGTGCGTTAAACGTTATCGTAGACTCTGGGTCTGTAGCAGTAACAAACGCAGGTACGTTTGCAACCCAGATTGTGCAGGGTGGATTTACCGCAACAGTTCGTGATTTGGCAAACGACGCATTGAACGTCGCGATTGTAGACGGGTCAGGCGCACATATCACCAGTTTCGGTGGTGGAACGCAGTTCGCAGAGGATGTGGCAAGTGCTGATGGAAACGTGGGCACACTGGCTATTGCTCGTCGGACAGCAACTCCGGCTAACACTTCAGACACAGACGGCGATTACGAAGTTCTGCAGATGGCTGCCGGACGTTTGTGGACGAGCACCATTCTGACTGACGGAACAGATACAGCGCTAATTGACGGTTCTGGAAACCTCGCTGTTACATGTTCGAACTGTTCTGGCTCAGGCGTCTCCGTAAACGAAGACGTGGCAAGCGCAGACGCGCATCCCGGAACTCCGGCTTACTCCGTTCGTAACAACACACTGACTGGTGCAACCACCACAGATGGTGACTACCAGCCGTTGAAGTCAACCGCAGCGGGTGCGATGTATATCGCCCCGACGTTTGGTGATACCGTCGCGTCAACCGGTACAGGTGCAAGCGGCGCACAGACACAGCGAGTTGTCACAGCAACAGACTCAACCATCGGTACTGTTACCGCAGTGACCACGGTCAGCACCGTAACAAACGTTGCTACAATTGGTACATCAGTAACTCCCGGCACGGCTGCCGCTAACCTTGGTAAAGCTGAGGATGCTTCACATACTTCAGCAGATACGGGCGTTCTAGCATTGGCTGTCCGTCGAGATACCGCTGCTTCCAGCACGGTAACAGACGGTGAATACGCAACATTCAATCTGGATTCTACTGGACGGCTGTGGTCTAACTCAGAACTGCCGGATGCTGCAACCATTGCAGACAACACAGCGACCCCAACAGTCCCGGGCGTAGCTTCATTCAACATGTGCTACGACGCGGCTAGCTCTAACTGGGACTTCTGCCGGACTGCGCTGTCTACCGAGGGAACTCACGGAACGACTCTCGGCACGATTACATCAGTCGTTGGTGGAATTCTGATGGGTAATGCTTCAACCGCAACCCCAACAGACGTAGGCGCTGATGGTGACGCTGCAGCTATCTGGTTAACCCGGAATGGTGCCGTAAACGTTGCTGATGGTGGTGGAACGTTGACTGTTGATGGTACAGTTACGATTACAGACGGAGCAGGTGCGGTAAACGTAATCTGCGACTCAGGCTGCTCAGGCGGTTCGCAGTATGCGCACAACCTTGCTTTGACTGCGGATTCCACGAACACCACGATTGCTGGATTCCATGCCAAGGACTTCGACGGTTCTGCGTTACCAAGCGCGGTCGGGACCGAGGGTGATGCGGTTATGGGTGCCGCTTCTCTCTCAGGCGTTCAGTACGTCATGATCGTCAACGAGGATGGAAGTCTTGAGCGTGGAACATCTACAACCCCAATGGTTGTGGGTGACGGTTCAGGCGCACTCAACGTCATCGTAGACTCAGGCGCAATTGTCGCAAGCAACGGTGGAACATTCGTCGTGCAGGAGAATGGTGCAGCTTTGACCGCTTTGCAGTTGATTGACGACACCATTTTCGCAGACGATGCAGCATTCACTGCTGGAACACATAAGGTTCAGATGTCGGGCTTCCTCGCTGATGATACCATCGGTGGCACGGACAGCACAAACGAAGATGATGCTGGTGCGGCCCGTATGTCAATTGACCGTATTCTCTTTCAGCGTCCGGGCGGATCAACTGTGCACTACCGCACGTCAGCAGGTGCTACAGAAGACGAGCACGAAGTTAAGGCAACTGGTGGAACGCTTTACAGTATTCTTGTAACTAACACGAACGCTGCAGCACGTTACCTTCGTTGCTATAACCTGACCGCAGCAAACACGACTCCGGGCACAAGCACCGTGTTCTTTGGTGCAGCGATTCCCGGTAACACCGCAGGTGCAGGTTTCTCAATTCCGTTCCCAAGCGGCTTGACGTTCGACACAGCGCTTACGTGTGCACTTACGACAGGTGCAGCAGATAACAGCGTTGCTGAAGTCGCAGCAGACGAAATCAAGGTAATTTATACATATCGATAAAGGTGATTAGATGGCATACAACCAAGCAACTATTACACAGATTGACCCAGCAGACACGCAAGAGCGTGTAAGGATTGTGGTTCGATTTACTGGAAATGCTGGAGAGCCAGCAGTCACTCGTGAACGATATGTCACTGCAGACGATACGAACCAAACTTTGCGAAGTTGGGCACGTAACGAGGCTAGTCGTTTACTAGCTCGTAAAAACATTGCAGACAGCCTTACGGTAGGTCAGACAGTTAACCTGTCTGCTCCTGCTCCTGACGCTGCTGCAGAAGCAAAGAACACTTGGTTTGGTAAATTGCAGCGATTCAAACAAGGTAAGGCTGCACGAGATGCGGGATTACTTGTCCCATCTACTGCGGACATGGACGCATTGAAAGCTGACCTTGAGGCAACTTACCTCGCAGCATACTTTACAGATTTCTAAGGAGCATCGGATGACATTACGCAGATTAGCCTCGACTTTACTCGTCGGGGCTTTCCTGTTTCTGTTTGCAGGTAATGCAGAAGCAGCAGCCTCTTGCTCGCTTAATGGTGCCGTTGCTTACGGAACCGGCAACGGAACCAACATAGGCACTGTTACAGTCGCGGCAACTTGGACTATCACAGATGCGACTAACCAAGTTGCAATCTTTTTACTATCCGTAGACAACACAGGAACGGACTACAACTTCACTGGAACGTGGGGTGCTGGTGATGCGCAGACTGACACACAGTTTGCGGAGATTGGCACGGTTGCCGCTACCGGTATTTACACCAAAATCAGTTATATTGTAAATCCTGATGCTGGTTCTGCTTATAATTTTATCGCTAACTGGGGCGCTAACCGAGGTTGGCGAGTAAGCTTGCTGGTGTGTAACGATGTAGATACAGGCGGAATCTTCGATACAGCGGATATTGTAACTGCGTCGGACGCGGATATTACTACAGGAAGCGCTGTAGCTTGTGCATCTGGCGATTACGTTATTGGTTTAGCATCATGGGATAACCGTTCTACAGTTTCTGCTAACTTCTCAGCCGACCAGTTAGTAGAGTCTAATGCTGACGGTGCAATTTGGCACGGTGTTGCGGGCAATGCTTGTTCTGCGTCACCAGTCAGTTTTACAGCAACTGCGGCAGGCACAAATAACTCAGCGCTTATTACTGTAAACATTAATCAAGCTGCTGCTGCGGGTGGAAGTGTCCCCCAAATGATGCTACTTGGGATTGGAGCTAATTAATGCGTAAAATTTTATTAGTTCTAGCAATACTATTAGGTTTTGTAATTCCGGCAAAGGCACAGGACCACACCACGCTCAAGATGGCGTGGCCGAAGGCTGCTGGCGCCTCCGCTGGAGGTGCGGGGCTCAGCACATCCAACCGCATCAATCGCGCCTATCAGGGGCTGAAATACGAGTTCCGTGCGGTCTGTCGTGGCGGTCATTACCCTTATACTTATTCATTGAGTGGTGAGCCCTCCGGTATGACTATTGTTGCTAGCGATACAGACAATGGGATCGCCAACACCGCTGGACACATTGAGTGGCCGAACCCGCAAGCGTCGGACGCCAGCATCACCGTGACCTGCATGGATCAAGACGGCGACACGGCCTCAGCCACTTGGGGCGTCACCGTCTCCACCACGATTGGCGACGACGGCTTTTGCTTCCTCGACGCCGATAGTGGGTCCGACTCGACCGGCAACGGATCGAGGGACTTCCCGTATGCCTCGTTGGCCAAGATCAAGGACGCGGCGGACCTGTGCTCACGCGCCATCATCTATCTGCGCGGTGCGCCCGAGAATACGCAGTCGTACCACTTCGGCAACGGCTTCACGTTGGCCGGTAACACGGCGGAACTCCGCGAGGACGCTGGCGAGCCGGTCATCCTGATCGGGTATCCGGGTGACGCCATCCCGATCATCGACAACGATGACCACAACCCCGGGACGCCGTTGAACGAGATTTTCCTTCGCGGCTCGAACATCTGGATTCAAGACATTCACCACCGCGATGCGGGGCTGCACGGGTTCAACCTCGAACGCAGCGGCACCACGAACGGCTACGGCTCCTATTTCTGGCGCGTGACGTTCACGGGTGGCGGTCCGGGTGTCAACGGGTCCAACACGGCCTACGTGTTCTACGAGGCGCAGGAGGCGAACCCGTCCTACCACGACGTGATGCTGAATCTGGACGTGTCGGACATCAACTACGGGAACTCCTTCAACCTGAACAAGTCGTACTCCCAGATCGAGCCGATCTTCTCGGACATCGAGATTTACAATGTCCACGATCGGACCGGGGAAGCAGACGGGCTCTTCAGCATCAAGGACAGTGTAGTAGACTACACGATCCGGAATAGCAAGTGTTCAGGTCTGCCTTCCGTGGTACCGTGCATCGGCGGGAGCCAGAACGCCGCCCCGCTGGCCGTGCGCGGCGAGGTTCATCACAACAATATCATCACCCCTGGCGGCGTCGCGATTCACCATGCCGAGTTCGGGAACACAACCGCGACTTATCACTACAACAACACGATTCAAGGGATTGTGCGGATCGGTTCCCCGGGTTCAGTTGACACGGGCGAAGGACCGTTCACATTCACCCGCGACGTCATGGTGAATTCCTCGTCTACGGGTGGCAGCTGTCCGGCGCGTCTCACATGTGCGAACGTGACCGACCTGTCAGTCCTGAGCGTCGATGCGAGCGTCGTCCTCGGCGCAGACGACGGCACCATCGTCAGCACGACGACTGGCCTGTTGCAGGGCCAGAACCTAATCGACTACGGACCGGATTCTGCGACTCCGCGTGGTCATCAGCTTGGGGCTGGCGGCGGTGGTGGCAGTAGCCCCGGCACTCGCGGTAAAGGTAAGATGAAAGGCCGTATTAGATAATACGTGCTTGACATTTTCAGCAAAATGTGGTATAGTCTGCTTTTAACTCAACCGGACCGTAAAAGGAGTATGAATGCGTAATATCGTCAGCGGAGTCGTAGTAGCGTTAGTATTGGGGTTAGCAGTCGTCAGTACGGCGGGACAGAGCGTCCTTCCGGGCGCAGCGCCAGCCGCGCAGACTAAGCTTTCCGAGCTTGATCAGCTTAAGGTAACTGTCGTAAAGCTAAGTGACCAGCTAGCCAGTTGTCAGCAGCTAAAGGCACAGACCGAGATCCGGTCCTCAGCCAACAATCTGCAGGCAGTCATCGAGAAGAACTATCCCGGATTCACCGTAGATTGGAATACCGGTGCACTAGTTCAGAAGGCGGCACCGACCGCCAAGCCAGCCCCACAAAAGTAAGGGCTAGGTCAATACCAACAGGGGAAGCCGCCCGTTTGTTGGTGTTTTAACACAAATGCGGTTTGAAACAAGAGGACAATATGAGCAAAACAAAGATCGTCCGTTTAACGGAAGAGGAAATCGCCGCTGTCGAGGCATTTCGTAACGGAGCCAAGGCAGTAGAAACTATTCAGGAAACCAGCAAGACTTCAGACGCGCAACAGGCACTGGCCGACGCTTTCGTAAACGCTATCGAGCGAACCCGACCACCACAGAAACTCACCGTTGCTACTGCAAAGCGCAAGACGCCTTGGATGCCAGCAGACGGTTCCCCCAAGCCAAAGATGAAGCGTAAGTTTTATCAGCATGGTTTGATTATCGGGAATAACGTAAGTCCAGAGGAAGTCGAGCTTCTGAACCAGTTAAAGCCGGGACGCTTTTGTGAGGGCAACGTAATCGTTACGCTGCGAAAGGATAAGGGAATCGACATTTCTTATCCAGTCCGAACAGCCTCCCAGCGTTTGAAGTTGGTTAACGTTTTCGGTATTCGAAGCTTTGCCGAACTTCTACGTCGGTGTATTGACGAGAAGGCAAATCCCAAGAAGTACCGTGCTCCAGAGGACGCTGATTTATACGATCTAGACTAATATAGGCTGACAATCAACGTATCGCCACACGTCAGGGGCCAGAGCTTTCCTAGCTTTGGTCCCTATTTTTTTATACCAGTTGCCCATTTAGGGCTCACCTTGAGGACGACATATGCCAAAGATGCTAAAGGGCAACACACAGGGCGTGATTGATTCCAATATCAAGATGCTCTGTGATCAGGGTTATTCCCATGCAAAGGCGACTCGCTGCGCACTTTGCCATGCCAACAAAAAACACGACAAACATTCCACCAAAAAGTAGGGTCTCATGCGAGAAATTGTATCTGTTAT